AGAAGACAACTCTTAGATTACATTAAAGAGTTAGAACAAAATGAGGAGTATGAAAAATGCGCCAGAATAGTAAAAAAGATAAGTGAATAATATGAAAATCAAAAGATTTGAATCAAAAGAAGAAAAGGTAAAAGACCAAGAGGTTTTATTTACTGCTAAATCCTTAGAAAAAGATAAGGAAGAAAAACCATCATTCAAAACTGAAGTTGAGGATAATGAAAAAGTTCAGAAAGAATTCAAGAAGTCTATGGATAAAATTGAAAAATTTGAAAACTTCACAATCGAGATTGAAGTTAAAACTGAAGAGGAGGAATCTGAAGAAGAAATTCAAGAAGTTGGATGTGGCTGTTGTGATGACTGCAACGGAGAAGAAGGATGTGAATGTTGTGATGATTGTAATTGTGGAACAGAAGAAGTAAACCCTGAGTCAGATGTTAAAGTTATGAACATACAAGACTTTATAGGATCATTAAATAAATAATAACATATGGAAGTTGTAAAATTCACCGAATCTATTAACATATCAGAATCTCTTAAATATCATTTAGAGAATAACAAGCCTATTACTGAAAATATATTCAGACCAGGTTCAGAAGCTTTCTATGAAGTAATCAAAGAAGCTAGAGAACTATTTGACTTAGGTAGAGTTAATCTATGTGATGTTGATAAAGAATTATATGAGTCAACTGATATTGGTAAGTTTGGAATGTTCAACGGTGAGTTGGTTCCTTTAGATTTACCAATGGAATACATTGAGGAATTAAATGAAGCTGAATACCACGGTAAAGAAGTTAAGTTAAATCATCCAATGCGTGGTGGAACTAAAAAATACCACGTTTATGTGAAGAATCCAAAAACAGGTAAAGTTAAAAAGATAGCATTTGGTGATGTACACGGTGGATTAACTGCTAAAGTTAGTAATCCTAAGGCAAGAAAGTCATTTGCGGCTAGACACCAATGTCATTTGAAGAAAGATAAGACAAAAGCTGGGTACTGGAGTTGCAGACTCAATAAATTTGGTCACTTGTGGGGCGGAAAAACTTATCCGGGATTCTGGTAACTAATATAAAAATTAAACTATGAAACACTTAAAAACATATCAAATATTTGAATCTGAATTCTTTACAATCAGTGATGAGAGAAGAAAAAAACTAATTGATTATATAAATAGTAGTTTAGATGGCGCGGATATGGATTTTTCTTCTTGGATATATCAAAATATAATTCGAGGAAAAGAAGAACATACAGAACTTAATGATTTTATTCAAAAAGTATCTCCTAATTGGAAAAAAATACTCGATGAATACTTAGCTAAGTATAAAAGTGGAGTAATGAAAATTGGACAAGATGACCAAAATGAGTGGTTTGGTGTAAATTATAACTCAAGTCTTAAACAAAAAGAAGTAATAGGTGATCAGGAGATAACAAAAAACTTTTATGTAACATTTGAGAAAAGCGAAGACAACCTGAAAAGATGGTTCAATGGACTAGGAACTCTTATAAGTGACTTTTACAAAGCTTGCACAGAAGGTGAATTAAAAAACTCGGCAATTTCTTTCAAATGTGGATATGATGGTAAACATTTTATAGAAGACAATGACCATCTAAAGTTTTATTGGTATAAAGATGATGATAAAAATAAAGTATTAGAAGTATATAATAATTGGTTGAAGAAAACTGGTATACAAACTAAGAAAAGAGCTTATGATTTTGGAATAGACACTGCAAAAGGTAGAGATAAAAATAGCTTTGGTCTAATGGTTGCAACTAAGGTGAATAACCAGTTTCAAAAACTTAAATCACAGTATGGAAAAAAGTTTACATCTGAACAATATGCAGATTATATAATAGATATGTTAAACAAAACAAAGTTTAAAATATGACACTTCCTTTTCAAGAAACTAAATTAAGTGATAATGAATTTATCAGAGTGTTCAGTCAAGATACTGATTCTGGTGAGTTTATGTGGCACCGTGATAGAGAAGATAGAATAATCGAATCCATTGAAACCACAGACTGGAAAATACAAATAGATAACGAATTACCAAAGGTAATAGAAGGGAAAGTATTTATACCAATGGGTGTTTATCACAGACTGATAAAAGGCACAAATGACCTAAAGATTAAGTTAGTAAAATTATAAAGTATAATTTGATATATGGTCAAATCTTGACTCTATAAATTTCTTAAAAATTATACATTTCTCAAACTCTTCATCTTCTTCTAACATTCTTAATATTTTATTAAGATATCTTTCAGAGTAAATAGCAAGTCTTTCACTATAAAACTTACCAGACATAACTCGATTGTAAACATTAATTGGGTCTACAGAAACTTGACTTTTCATTTTAATTTTTATTTGTAGTATAATTTTCTTTATAAATTCTAATCACATCATCAAATTCAGTAAGTATACCAGATTTGAATTTTTCATTATCATATTTCTGTTTTAGAATGTATTCTTTAACATAATCCTCATAGTCTAATTGAATAGATATATCAATAGAATCTTCATCAACTTCAACAGACTCATTTACTTCTTCACCATCAACTAACTCTTTTGTTATATCGTCAATATATTCGACAGAAGCAAAGTTACTTTTCTCTAAAATAATTTCTAACTTTCTTCTTAATTTTCTATTAGAAACAAGTAAGTTATTAGATATAGCAATATCAATATAATCTTTAGTATCTTTTAATGATTCTAACTCTTCAACATCATCTTCATTAACAACTCTAACTTTCTTAAATACTGGAGAATATGTATTGTGTACAAACTCAATTGTATCATCTTCTAAGTTTAGAACAGTTATTCCTTTTTGGTCTCCATAATCATTTCTATCCATTTGATATAATGATCCAATAAACATAAAGTTACTATTAACTTGTCTAATATGAATATGACCTGAGAATACATTCTTATATCCTGAGAAATTCTCAACATCAATTTTATCTGGATTTCTATGAGCAACTGAGTTTAAGTGCATTCTACATCCATTAAGGTCGGAGTGACACATAAGATAATCTCCTTTGTTGGAAGATAACTCATTAATCATATCTACTCTTTTTTCAACCCAAGGCATAAGAATTAACTTCTGACCACCAACTTCTAAAGTTGTTGTTTTCTCATAAACAGTTATATTCTTATTGATATATCCATAAAGACGAACAGAGTTAACTTCATTAGAACCTTTATTCCAAAGGTCGTGGTTACCAACCATAATGTGCATTGGTAGAATATCGGAGACTTCTTTGAGTATTTTTTCTACTTTGTTAAGTACGATAATAGGTAAACTATTTCTATTATCAAACAAGTCACCTAAGTGAATAAGTATATCACCTGGTTTAGCATTTTCTTTTAAGTAAGGTATAACAAAGTTATAAAAAGTAGACTCCATCATATTTAACCATTTATCTAAATTATTAAGATAAATACCAAAATGTGTATCTGTTATCATAAAAACTCTCATCTGCACAGTTTATTTTTAATTATAGTTGGTCATTTTACTATAGTTTAGAAAAAAATCACTTTTTATAACTAATATATACACTAAGAACTAATAAATTATATAGAGACAAAAAATAATATAATATATAAGTTATAATTTGTCAGACAAATTAAATAAAAAATAATATAAAAAGATGGCATTACCACATTTTACACAGGTAAAAGGAGGAGGCTCACCAGGTGGTCCAGGTACACTTCCAGATGAAGTAGTATACCTAAACCTATTTGAGATTACTTTTATCTTACCAGTAATATTAACAGCTCAAGGAAGAGACCCAATTTTATTGTTACAAAATGCAACTAAAATTGATATGAACTTAACTGAATTCGATGTTGCTGCAAAAACACAAAGATTCAAATATTCAACTAGAATGTTTATGGCATCACCTACTAAAACAGATGGTACTCTATCTATTCCAATTCAGGTGAATGTTAACCAAAATGGTTCTCTGGAAACTTGGAATACAATGAAAGCATGGTACGATTTAGTATTTAACTCTCAAAATGGTGGTCTTCACTATAAGAGTGATATTATTGGTACTATCATTGTTAATCAACACGATAAAAAAGGTGTTGTATTAAGACGTGTTACTTTCCAAAACGTACAAATTACAAAATTAGCTGGTTACTCACTTGACTGGTCATCAAACAACATCATTGAATCTTCTCAAGCCGATTTCGTTTATGATTACTTCATTGATGAGTATATCGACCAAAACTTTGGTATTAATCCACCATTAGTAGACGGATATTAATATTTAACAATATAATTAAAAACTCACCAATGGTGGGTTTTTTTATTTTAAACTAGGAAGCATAAAAAAACCAGTATAAATACTGGTTTTAATTTTTTACATACTTGGCATATTAAAATTTCCCATATTACCCATATTTGACGCATTTTTCATCATCGAGTTGGTATCTGGCATACCTTTTTGTTGTGATTCTTCATCTTTCTTTCTATTCGATTCCTCTTCTTCCATAATTTCGTTAACTAACTTAACATTTTCTTCCAACATCCAGAATGGCCAATTATCCATAGCCCACTCTTGTGTGTGGAAATGTTTCTGTAATAGTAACTTATTCTTTAATATATGTTTCAAAGGCATCATGAATAACGAAAATACCTGACGCTCCGTTGGGAAATTGCATGTCCGTGTGGACCTCCTCACCACACTCACACACTTTCTTTAATTCTTTAATACCAAAAGTCATCTTACTAACAGCACCATTTAAGAATTGAAAAGAGATATCATCCATATCTTCAAAATCTTTTAATTTAGCTTTAATACCATCATAAGTTATTGCTGATCTACCAGCCAACATAAATGGAATAATTTTCAAGAACGATAAGTTAGGTGTTCTTTTTTCATTATTTTCTTTAACAATATAATCAGTAAATGCCTTTTGTAATCCAATGTTTGGTGGAGTTAATTCAAAAGTTTTACCATTAACGGTCTTAAAGTTATATGTTCTACTACTTTGGTTAAAGTATTTATCTAGTTTTTCATCAATTTCATGAAAGTGAAAAGTATCTCTTTTCAACTCTAAAGAGACATCAGTTGAACAACTAGGACATTTAGCCGTAACAGCTAAAGAGTTTCCTTGTTGGAAAGTTAATTCTCTAATTAAGAAAATTAAAAATAATCTATCTTGGTCTTTAATCTCCAAAAAAGATCCTAATTTTCCATCAGGAAATTTAATTCTAACACAAGACTTCAAAATGTCATTCATTTTCTCAATAATATCATAGAAGTTTTCATCATCAACCATCGAATAAGCTTGAATCTCTTTAACTTGAGCTGGTCTAATCATAAAGAGTGTACCAGTTGGATAAAATTGACCACAAGGCAATTCTCTAATATCAAAATTAAAGAAATTTAAATCATTTGTTCTTGTGTTATCAACAACAGGTTCCGCAAAAGGAATATCTGAGTTAACAGATTGTTGTTTACCAGTTTCTAAATCAGAAAGGTGTCTTTTTAAGTAGTCTTCTTCCGACATTTCCTGTTTTTGATTGTTATCTGACATATTTGTTATATTATTTTTTTATATTTTATATATTAGTTATATTATTCTCTCTATTATACTAAATAATAACAAATAAGTTTATTTAAAATAAAAAATCCCTCATTTCTGAGGGATTTTCATTGATTTTTATTTAATTCTTATGAGTTGATGAATCCACCCGCACTGATTGCTCCAGTTCTCAAGATTGTAATGTTATTTACAATAACACCCATACCCTTGATTGGTTCAACATATGTATCAAGAACACCAATTTGGTTGTCAATGATTTCAGCTGTGTTGTTTTCATCATCCATTTTATTAAAGTAGTTAAATAAACCATTCTTACTTACATAAGTTTCACAGATAACGTCTGCTCTAAGTTTAATTTCAGCTCTAATATCAGGAGTGTTAAATTTCCATTGGAAGTCTAACAACATTCTTGATAATTCTCTTTCAAGTTCAATCAATACCTCTCTAACGTGAATGTAAGAAAGTGCTGATTTATAAAGAGTTTGTCCAGTATTTTCAGTTTCGATAACGAATCCTCTGTTTCTCTTGAACACTAATGGGTTCATTTGAGCCACATTTAAGAACTCGATGTCACTTGGAGTAAAGTCCATTTCAAGACTATTGATATTTGTAATTCTACCATTAGTAACACCAGCAGCGATAGTCCAAGGAGTAACACTACCAACATTAGAAATGTGTTTTCTCATATAAGTTGTAGCTACATAAGATGCTGGTGGGAAGTCAATTGGTCTACCATTATCATTCACAACAACATAAGGTGTAAAGTAACCCACACAAGTTGTTCCAGCTCCATCTCCAAATGTGTAAAGGAAAGCTGGATTACTTTCAGGATCACCACCTTTAGCAACATACTCTAATTGTAAAACACCTTCAGTATTAACAAATGTTGGAGAAGAAGAGTTCTTAAAGCTTCTTAATGAAGGCATATTTAAGAATCCAAATGCGTCTAATCTATCCCCACAAATATCAACTAATTGTTGTTTAGATCTTTCTGTTAATCCTAATCCAAAAGAGTCAATTAAATATCTAAAGTCGATTGCTTCTTTATTTGTTAACGCTTTGAATAAAGGTGTTCCCTTTGCTACTAAGTTAAGAACTTGATTTTGTTTAGTTTCAGTTCCATCAGGTAAAGAAGCATTTCTGATTCTAAATCCTTTAAGTGAAATTGCTTTGTATGTAGTAGCATATTGGTCGATTGTTACAAATCTTGTAGTTTGTAAGTCACCACCATAGTTATAAGTAGCGATTCTAGAATCACAAGTAACCTCTGTTAATGAAGTATCACCAGCATATTGTCTTTTACTTAAAACTCTTGTTAATTTTCTTGGGAACTCACCAGTTTGTAATAAACTAGAATCATAATAAGCCTCTAAGAAATCACCAACTTTAAGTTCAGTGTATCTTGATCCATCAACTAATATTTTGTTAGGAACTTGAACATATCCAGCTGGTACCTCAATCTCTATTGTTTGAGTGAAGTTTGATTTTTCTGACTGAATATAAAAAGTGTTATTTGCTTTTACATCAGCGTCAGAATCATCACTATCAGCTAATGTAACATCTAGGAAATCAACTGTCAAATTAGAACTGTTATCAAGATACATTCTTAAATAGTGTTTAACAAGATAATCATAAACTAAAGTAACTGGATTCTCTTCTATTAATAAGTCCTCTCCAACCACTTCTTCGTTTACTTGATATGCGTACCAGTAATCACCAGCTGTAGAAGCATACCCTAACTCATCAGCTAAAGTAGTAGCATTATCCAAAGGATTTACAGAGTTAGCAACAATTGTAAATGTACCAACATTATCAACTGAATTAGGGAATAATAATACTTCATTTACTTGAAGATCAACACCTGTTAAAGGAGTATCAAATCCACTAGTTGTAGTATTAAATAAAATGTAGTTATAACCAGCGTATGATGATGTATTACCAACATTAGCACCAGATGTAGCTGATTCTCCATCTAAGAATGTAACACCAAATGATTCACCAACATAGTTATTTACAGTACCACCAGAATTAACCCACAATCTATTATCATAGAAATAATCTTTTGTATTAATGATACCATCATAGTATTTGTTATAGAAGTTAGAATACTTAGCAACAACACCATATCCTGAAGGAAGAGCAACCGTATCTTTAGTAGTAACACCTTCTTTACCAAGTAAAAACTCGTTATCTGATGTATAAAGTATAAACATACCTAATTTTATATCAGCTAATTCTAATGAAGTAAGTGTAGTATTTAACTTAAATGATTTATTATCAGTAGTTGAAGTAACTATATCTGATATAGTAACATTTTCAAAGCTATATTTTTTCTGACTAGCAGCATCCAATAACATTGTTATATAGTTTTTATTAGGACTATCAATTATGTTAACTAATCTATTGCGTAGTTTGAACTTTCTCCACTGTTCATAGTTTTTAACTGAAGATGTTGTATTAGTACCAGGAAATTCAACTTTAATAACACCGGTTGAAGTTTCTGTGATATAATAATCATCAGTAGATGCCGTACCAAAACTATAGTCAACATAACCATTAGTATTAATAGTAACTTCATTATAAGTTATTAAACCAGTACTCACAAAGTAACCATTTTTAAGTTTGAAGTCAAAATAACCAAGAACTACATCATTAGAAGCAACAGTAGGATTAGTATCAGCAGTTGTTGTACTAGCCACAGACATCTCACCACTTGAGTCAACTATGAAGGTTGATGTATAAGAAGCGGTAACACTTGTTACAGCATAATCACTAGAATTT